CTGGGGAGAAAATCCATCCTCGTTCCCGTTGATATGCCAAATGGCCGACCGGTAATTCCGAGCAAGTTCGCCATGGGAGACGAAACGTACCCGATGACCAGCGCCTCAATAGGCGAGATAGTCGGAGCCGCCACTTCAGACCAGATTGATCGAATTTCTCGTCAGACCAATGAGATGTCAAAGGCATCCTACGACGAGCTAATGGGAATTATGGCATCTGGAGCATCTAATGGGGACTATCGGGCCGCGGAAGATGCCCTTGCGTCTATTGGCTCAAGATTTGAGGGAGGACAGTATCTTGCTGCGTTAGATCGCTTTACGAAGCTACTAAAGCACGCCTCAAAGAACACCGAAAGAGACCAGCTAATTAGCAGGGCAAAAGATAATGGCGAGCTAATCGTCCTTCCAACATCTGTTGAGCTTTACTCTCCCAGGCTTGGGCTCCCCATGAGCAAAATAAGCTTTGATGAGAAAGGAAGAATGATCCCAACCCATAGAACCGTGGCCTCAGACGATGCATTCGGGCCGGGTGCTTTAATCTCTTCTTCAAAAATATCCATAACGTAGGGGTTAAAATGATTAATGATAATTTAAGCAAGATTTTGTTTTCTATGTCGGATTCTAGCAGAAAAAATAGAATGCTAAAGTTGTCCGCAATTATGCCGGAACTCAAAAAGGAATCTGCAGCGGACCAGCATGGCATCTTTCAGCACTTTCAGTCTGGAGTAACAGAGTATGCGACTAGAGAGAGGTATCTTTCGCAGCGCGGAGGAGAGACTGCCGAGCGACCGCTATACAACGTAGGCCCAGAGCATGAGGACTCTTATGTCCCAACGGAGCATGTAGCCCCACACTTGTCGACGAGATATTCTCCTGATCACGTTGGGGTTCAGGCTCAAAGAGTTTCTGACGGAGTATATAAGGATCCTTATACAAATAAGATTTATGATTACAATGAGGGGTTTAAGACAGATAGCGGAGTAGACTTCCCCGCCGGAAGCGCCTCTCTGCAGTCTCAGATGATGACAATGGCATCATATGATGCCGCTATTGTAAAGAGAGCCTTAAAGAGGGTTTCGGGTTCAGACGTCTCAAGGCTGATTGAGATCATAGGAGCCAAATAATGGTCAACGACCTGATAAGGCTTGCGGATAAGCTAGATAGATTGGGTCGTACCGATTTATCCGATGATGTCGACACCATGATAAAGGCCGCCATGAAGTTTGATCCATTCGGAGAGGCCGACGAGCAGTCGGATGAGAGCCGTGGGGCGGAAAACGCAGAGAGCGAAGACGACGTGACGGCGGAGCTTTCCGAGCAACTTGCTGGCTATATTGTGGCTGGAGCCCCATTTCTTGCACGAGACGAGCAGGGAAGGGGTGGGATGATAAAAGATGTCTCAGATATCTTAAGAGAATCGCCAATGCTCATCTCTGAGATAGTAAGAGTTCTAGAGGATGGTCCACAGTTAGAGGAGGCGGATCTACATAGTATAGGCGAGAGCGATGAGGTATCAGTTAGCGATGATATCATCATCGGGCCCAGGAGCGATGATGTGGGCCTCGAATACATATGGCCAATTCATTATCTTCATGGGTCCGCAGAGTTAAAAATGGAAGAGGCTGGGCATAGTCCTGGTAATATATTTTCAGCATCAGAGCCGCGGCCTGCCGACGGAATTCATAGTGTAACAATTAAGATTGATAAAGAAAGCTTTGCCGCAAAAGCTTTCTTATGGACTAGGGACGGCAGTCCTGCGGGTCTTATTGTTTTATCCGATGACGAGGCCGCACTTGAGACCGCAGAGGACTCCTACTCCTCAGAGGTTATGCCGTAACCGTACGGACCAATAATAGCGTGTTCCTTCGAGTGGCATGGTTTGGGAGAGGCAAATGAGCAAAGTATTAAGACACCCAAACAAAGAGGAGATTATCTCTAGACTCTTGGCGGGAGACTCCGTAAAAGAGATTGAGAGATGGCTGAAAAAGAAATATCCTAGAACCAAGCGCCTGCACGTTTCTTATATGACCCTTCAGAAGTTTCGCTCTGGACATCTTGATATAAAAGGCGAAGTACTGGAGGAAATAAAGAACAGAAGATCAGAGGTCGATCGAGAGGCGACAGATGCCGAAGCAAGAATGATAATTGAAAATTCATCGGCATATCAGGAAAAAATAACAGAGATAGCCTCGGCAGAGTTGGATGTTACTCGCCGCCTCTTAGAGATGGACAAGCTAATAAATTCTAGAATTGAATATTACTATAATATTTTAAGCAACGGAGGCGGATTCCGAGACGATAAGATCTTTTTGGAGTATATAAATACGATGAAGGGAATTATGCAAGACTGGAAGAAGTATATCGAAGGAGTTGCTGATACAAAGATCGAACATAATGTTAATATTAGTGTTATAAATGATCATGCATCTATATTAAAAGACTCTGTGTTAGACGTTTTGTCAGAAATGAGCCCAGAATTAATCCCAGTTTTCATAGAGAGGGTTGGAGAGAGAACTCGAAGAATGAATATGATTTCTGATAACAATTCAGACTTGAGAGTAATAGATGTCACTTGATTTTGAAGAAAAAGGGTATTCAATATTAAGGATTAAGAATCTAAATAGCATCATATCTTTTAAAAAGTGGCTAAAAGACCACGGTGTCGAGGGCGAGCAGGAAATATCTGATGCAAATGCATTGGCCTACCTTGATTTTATAGAAGAGAAGATAAAAACAAGAATAATGGGAAGAACACTAAATGATAAGTCAGAGTGGATTTCTGCAATTTCAAAGATAAGAGATATGAGAAAGAAATGAAAGATTCAATGGATTACGTTATAAAAAGGGCCTTCATTTCTGGGGATATTAATCAGTTTTTTTATAATAAGATTAAAAATATATCAGCAGACCGCAAAGATGGATTTGCATCTTATGCCCTTGAAAGCGCAAAGATGATGACAACGGCTGGAGTAAATTCTGAGGAGCGAGCGAGAAAGTATATAGTGCTTAGGCGGCATATGAAAAAACTAGTTGGTGAAATCGATTTATCTGTTATTTCTCGTGCAATTTCTGGAGGAATCCCTATGAAAACTGAAAATGATGTTTATTTTAATATAGTAAAGGCAAAGGCCAGTCTCTCTAAGATAAAGAAACTTGCATATCCAAATATGTCTTCCGTTAACCCGGATGTTTATGAGGCGCAGTTTGATGTAAATAAATGGATCGATCTTGTTTATGAAATTCAGAAGTCAACATCTTCGGGGAACATGACGAGAACTGCTGCCGTTGATTATTATAGTAATTTTTTAAATAAAGAGAAAGAGGAAGATATCAAGTTTAAAAGATGGTTTAAGTATTATAATGATGGAGATCACGAGAGGTATAAAATGGCATCAGAAAGCAACAAAATAGAGAAAAAATCAGTATACATGTCCGGAGTTCTCGGGGCGGGAAATTATGATGACGTCGGAGCATCACACCTCGCGGGTCGTGACTTCTCGGGCGCAGTTCGCAGTGCTGAGGCCGACGAAGAGAAGGGCAGGAATTTTAGAAACTGGAAGCTTCGCTTGCACTCAGCGATCAGAAGAATTGATAAATTAATAAGATCAGAGGAAATTGACCCAGATGCCTACAAGCACCTATCTGAGGCCCTAATGAACATGAGCGTCAAGGTTGTTGGGCTATCTCCCCGTACCGCGTCAGATTTGGCATATCAGACTGCAAATATTCTAAGAAAGAACGGACACAAGGCCGGTTCTGATGTTCTTGTGAAAATTGCACAAGAAGTTCCAGATGCTGATCCTCCCGCTCAAACCTCCCCGACTCCGCAGCCAGTGCCTCCGCCGGTTCCGGCACAATCGGAGCCAGACGGCCCAGCTTCGTTGCCAGATTCTCCAGATTCAGATGCTGAAATTAAAGCAAAAGAACTTGGGCTGCCTGGTCCAAACGAGGTGGAGCCGGTCGGCCTGGAGAAGATAACCCCCATTCCCGGGGCGAAAGAGGGAGAGTATGAAGGCCTGGTTGGAGAGATAGGCCTTACAGATGCAGCTTCAAAGCTCGACGATGTTGCGGGAATGCTTGCAGATAGAAGAATTATTAGATTATTGGCAGAGTTTGATATAATGTTAGATCGACTTGGAATCGCCGCAATGTTTCCGGAACTAGCAGAGTCTCAGAGTAAATTAATTGATGGGTATTCTTATGCTCTAACTCGAGTCACAAAGATGATGGGACAACTGGCCACCGCCAAGGGACTCATAGATGCCCAGGCGGGACTGCCGGGCGCAAAAAGCGGTGATACGACTCCGCAAGGGGAGCCTTCACAAGAAGAGGCTTCGCCGGAGCTGGAGCCTGCAGCTCCCGACCTCCCAGCTGGCGAGGCTGCCCCAGTACAGACAGAAGAAATCTAGGATTTAGGCCATGCTTCTAGATAACGCCCTGGCGGAAATTTTGGATATATCGAAAAGATATATGATAAGTACGCCAAAGATAGTTGGAGGCATCCCAAGAGATATTTATCTCGGCGTAGATCCGATTATAACAAAAGATGTCGACTTAACTACGAATAGTCCAGACATAATTAGGCTAGCAGTGCTAATGGCTGACTCCCTTGGCGTTGGATTCAAAGTGTTTTCCGACGGGCATTCGTCAATATATATGGATAAATATATATTAGATTTTTCATCAAATTTTATTTCCAAAGATGCCGCTGAGTTTTCAAGGGGTGAAGATTTGCTTGAGGTTTATAGCAGAGATTTTACAATGAATACGCTTCATAAGCCGCTCGATAGTGATGATATCGAGGACCCAACCGAAATGGGCAAAAAAGATATTGAAAACAAAGTAGTAAGGACGGTAATGCCACCAGAGGTAACCCTTATGGATGACCCAAGAAGAGTTTATCGCGCAGTAAATTTGGCGGTGAGATATGGATTTGAGATCGATGAAAAAATAATATCTTTCGTATTAGATAACCTCGCCCTGTTCGGCCGCCCGAAGATGATTGGAATAAAGCAGTCTTATATAACATCGGCAATAGGAGAGTCTATGAATATAGACTCTGAAAAAACATTATATATTTTGGACAAACTAGGGCTAACATCCACTGTTCCTCTCACGGGAGCGTTTAAGGAGTACTTGATAAAAGGAAGAATGCTGGATAAATATTTTAAAGAGATTGATCGGGTATCCGGACTCGCATAACCACGGCGGCTGAATCTTTGAAAATCAATCTACTATTAATTCAACAAATAGTTACGGAGAATGTGCTAAATAATGATTAGGGGTAAGACAAAATTGTGTCCATTCGGACTTCCAGTTTGCTCTGGGTGTGAATCTATTGGTTCTGCCGCTTCGATGTTAATAGTTTTGGATGACGAAATGTCAAAAGAAGAAAGAGATAGTGCAATGAGTGACAATCTTGACGTGCTTATATCCTGCGGGTCCGAAGAGAGATGCCCATTTGCAGATATGATACTTCCTGATTCCGGCACCGTAGATTGTAAGTTTGATAGAGCAAAAGGAAGCCGTCCGGCAGGGAATGTTGGGCTTCAGGGCAGCCCACTATATCCTCACACATTTGTTGGGAATCAACCAGAGGCCGGATATGGGTACCCAATGGAATATTATTCTGATAATAATGAGAGTAGAAACGTATACTATGGACTATACAGTCTAATTGGATAGGAGAATTATAATGTCTAATAAAAAAATCAGCCGAAAGGCTTCACCCAGCTTCATGGATAACTCCAGCGACTCATATATTGAATCATTTGTTGACGATGAAGGTGTTTTCTTCGAGGAAGAGCTTGAGTCACCAGAGTCAGATGTAAGCGTTCACGAGTACGTCGAAGAGTTTATCGAGGGTGAAGGTGGAATCGATGATATGCAGGAAACTCTAGAATACATAGAAGAGGATCTGGAGGGTATGGATGAAGACCACGGAGAGGAGCTTCTTCCTGGAAGCTTTGTGTCCAAGTCAGACGCAGATTCTGAAGAGGAAGTAGAAACTGATTATGCAAATGACGGAGATTTGTCAAAGTTTATGGATTATGTTTATCAGATATATCCTGCAAACATCCCGCAGCATGATGGCGAATCCATAAGTGGTTGCGAAAGAGCAGTAAGCTTCTTGGACAAGCTGAATTCGGAGATGTCGAGAGCAGTAAGGGATGACTCGGATAACTCCATTGACCTGTCGGTTCTCGAAGATGTTAGGCTTAATGTAATGAAAGATATAATGGTTTTAAAAAATCACCTAGGAAAGTTAAAAAAGAAATTTAAAGACTCTCATAAGAAAAATGCAACCGAAGATATCGTTATTTCAAAAGATGCAGAGGAAAATGTTGTACCAGCGTGGATTTCCCGTTCCGGTGCCGAAGTTGAATACTCCGAGCTAACAAAAGAGGCATCTACTCCAAACAATATGGTGATTGCAGTGACCGCTTTTGAGCGTGCAATTTCTGGAATTATGATAAATGCTCATGTTTCAGCAGGGAATGATATGGAAGAGGTTTATGGATTTCTTAATAAGAAATATGACATCACACCTCGCGAAGAGCTGTCGATCATGCAAGTTGTTGCAGACAGCGGATATCATATATTTAAAGATCGAGGAACATACGGGCCTGGTGATTCAAAAGAAAAAGATACCAATAATCGCGGCGTTGACTTTATAAAGAATTACTTTGCATAAGGATTTTAAAATGAAAAAGATAGCATCAAAAAGAAATTATAATTTAATAAAAAATGCCACTGTAAGCTCAGACGCTGTAGCTCTAGCTCGGTCAGTTGGCCTGCTTGCGGCGCAGGCGCTAGAAGAGGGTCGACCTACTTCTGGGCAAATAAAGTCAGTTCACACTCTCTTAGAATATGTGGCCAGGGCCGTAGCAGCGATAGAGTCTGGGGCGGATTTGAATCCATCTCTTAGGGGAATTCAGGGGTTCACATCAACATCCCCATTGTTTCGCGGAGAAGCGGGTGATTAGGGATCTGATTAAAATTGCAAACTCGTTAGATGGCAGGGGCTTTGTAAAAGAGGCTGATGCTTTGGATGCGGTTATAGCATCTATGAATCCAAACCTTCTCGAGCAAAGAAGAAGCGAAGTACTCGCCGCGATAGGATCGGTATCTAGCAAAATTAATTTATCCGCCCCGCATACGAGCGACGAGCAGGCTCGTCACTATAGGGCCAGGTTGGGATATAGAAAGTCCAATGTTGGTCGTGCGCCAGTGATTATATTTGGATATCACGCAGAGGGAATCTCGGCCTTGGGAGGGGAGGATAAGGATTCATTTACGAGAAGGATCGTGACTGATAGCTTGCCGACTGGATGGAAAATTCACGAGCTAAACTCACTGCCGCTAAGCGTATTACATGATACCGCTCCGCCTCCCGGCGGAGCGCTGAATCACAGGGCTACGTATATTCGTATAGTTCCAGATCTTACGAAAGGGGAATAAGTGATTTATTTGCTCTTAGCGCTATCTCTTCCTGCATTAGCCGACGATCCGGTGCCCGAGCCAAAGGTGATATATAAAGATAAAACTGAAATTGACTTTGAAGCAATCGATATACAGGGAGAGCTCGTTAGGCCTCAGGGGGCCCTCCTTCTCGATCGGCGTAAGGCAAAGTTTAACCCGATGATAAGGTTAAGAGTGGATTTCGACGACGAGATGGACAAGTCTGTTGATGAAATAAAATAGAGAGTAATAGATTCGGGAAAAGCAATCAGGCTCGACAAGTACAGCCTCGGCGGACCTTGGTGTTTGGAGCATATAATGAGATTAGATCACATCGCATATAGATAATAAGCGAGCAACGCTCACGACCGATGAGCCGATCATAGCGGACGGCTTAACTCAGTGTTTTACAAAAGAGCATATACTTTCTGGTATAATATATGAGCTAATCTCAAGGACAAAGAAGGGGTTTAATGTCGACTCCGTCAGGGACTTGATGGAAAGTACCGTAAGATAATCTAGTAATAATTATCATATAAGTTACGGATGAGTCCGATAATAATGCGGCCAAAGGCGCTATAAGGAACAGTTTGAAAGTGATACAAATTAACAACGTTAATAGCGAGATGGATAAGATATTATGAAAATAAAAAGACAAAACATTACAGAAGAATATTCAACCACAGTCGATTGGTTGAATGATTTTGCAGGCTCCTTCGAGAAGAATGCCGATTTTCTTTCTAGTCTCAAATCTGTGTTTAAGCAGAGAAACGAGCCGAAAACAATTGAAGAGAAGATGGCAGATATTCGAACTCGAGTTGGATATGACCTGATTAAAGGAGTTGATAAAGATTCAAATAATATAAAAGAGGCGGCATGTGGGGCGACCTGTTGTAATGAATCCGCCGGTGGCGGCAAGTGCAAATCCTGTGATTCGTCGAATCCCAGAGCCGGAGATGAAGAAACCCTAAGGCTGATAGACCAGATTCTCGATTACATTCGAGCGATTGCCAAGGACAGGCAGGAGCTTTCTCCTGCCGCAATCTTAAGAAATTGCAGATTAGCCCCAGGATTAGAGTGGAATATAGTAGAATCAAAGATAGATCCAGATAAAATTCTCGGATTCATCGAGAAGGAGGTTGCAAAGCACTCTGGAGCTCCAGAGTCAGTAATGTATACTCCAACAAGTGGTTTGGATTTAAATGAATCTCCAACTGATACTGTTCCCGAATTCATGAGCCACGACGGCGCTCGTTAAATTTAGATTTTAGAATAATGCATGTCCCAAGAAAAGAGAAAAAAGAAAGAAGAAGAGATATTTCAGCAGTTAAGATCTAGCTTTTTAGATCTTGATCCGACATGCTTCGTTAAAGATAAGCTAACTCTGGACGGAATGGAGTTTTCAATCTCCGACAACGGCTGGAGATTTATGAGCGATATATATAGATATATTGCGCTTCAGGCCACGCAGAAGACGGGCAAGCCAGTAGTTATAAAGAAGGGCCGGCAGGTTGGCGCTACAATGATGGCTGGAGCTCTTGATCTTTACTTTACAAATAGCGGACTATTTACGACACCGCCAATTAGGGTCGTACACTTGTTCCCGGCCCTGGCTCAGGTAAAGAAGTTTACTCAAGATAAGCTGGAGACTCTAATTCGAACGGCAAAAGATGATTTTATAAATCAAAATAAGTTAGATAGTACCAATGCTGTTGATAACTTGACAATGAAGCAGTTTAATACCGGAACCCTGTGGGTCGACTCTCTCGGCGCCGATGGCGATAGGATTCGTGGTATGACGGCCGACGTAATGTTTATCGATGAGGTTCAGGATGCCGTCGGCCACGCCGTAAGCAATGCGACAAAGATTTTAACTGCTGCTAAATATGGACAAACCGCTCAAGGTGTTCAGGTTTACTTTGGAACCCCAAAGTCTCGAAATTCTCACTTTGCAGCGATGTGGGACATTTCAGATCAGAGGTATTACCACCTTGGGTGTAAAAATTGTAATGAAACATACCCATTTTATCTTCCGAATGATGATAGATGGAAGAAAATTTGGCTGCATGGTTATACGATAAAGTGCCCGCTATGCGGAACCGAGCAGAAGAAAATTGAAGCGTTAGATCGCGGCAAGTGGGTGGCGTCGAAGCCGGAGTCTGAAAGCAAGTTTGTCGGATTTCATATTAATCAGCTTTATATTCCTTATTTTACAAAAGAGAATATTGAAAATTTAATGCCTGAAAATAACCCAACTCAAACAGAAAGGATTTGGAATAATGAAGTAATTGGAGAGTTTTATTCCGGTGCCGGAATGCCATTAACAAAGGCGGAAATTTATGAGAAGTGCCGCGACCCGGATAGGTATTTTTCAAAGAAGATTGACGGAAGGGCAAAGTCAACTTATTTGGGTGTAGACTGGGGCGGCAAGGCCGACTCCAAGGACTCTCTGGGCGGCCAGTCGTACTCGTGCGTGGTAGTGCTGTCGGCACAGCCAGATGGAACCTTGCTGGTTGAGCATGCTCATAAATTAAAAAGAACAGACTTTAATTATAAAAAAGAAACTATAAATGAAATGTATCGCAGATTTGGAGTTCAACGTGGAGTATCGGATTGGTTTTTTGGCCAAGATGTTGTTGGGGATCTGCAGATGAAGTACGGAGATAAATTTATAGGAGCGCAGGGAAGCGGAAGTCTAATAAAACCAATAAAATATAGGCCGGATGAGCTAATTATATCTTATAATAAAGACTTATTAATCGAGGAAGTGTTTGACCTGTTTCGAAAGGGGAAGATTAGATTTCCATGGAAGAGCTATGAATATCTAGAGTGGCTAATAGACCACTGTACGTCTATGGAGTCTGGGATTAGGACGACCGGCGGCCAGCCGATAAAGACATTTAAAAAAGGAACTACCCCAAATGACGGATTGATGGCGCTTATTTACGCATACATTGCGTATAAATTTGATACGACAAAAGGCTTTTCTGTTAAGCCTGGAACGGAAAAACAAATTTCGATGCCCATGCCAACCCTGGCAAGGGTTACTAAAAGATTTTAGGAAGCAAAAATGAGAAGAACATCTAGGCCCCCGGGTCCAATTTCAAAGACAGCTGCAGAGTCCGTTTCTGGAGTACGTCGTGCTCAAATATCTAGTGCAATAGATAACGTTGAGGCGAATGAGCGTGAGACTAGCGCATCGTTTAGCGCAGTTGTGAATAGTCCTTCTTTTAAAAAGAAGAGCTTGGATATTTTGAAAACCGGCTCTATTGCATCTCCAATGGCAGGTCCAGGCACAACAAGCTCTTCCGACAGGATGGCTCCTGAGATTTATTCTCCATTGTTTCAGCTTGCGAACCTAAACTTGCCCCGCGATCGGGTAACTATGAACGCTTGGAATCGAGTGTTTTATGACACTCATCCAATCGTTAGAAACGCAATAAATCTTCATGCATCGTATCCAATTAGCAAGATAAATATCACATGCAAGAATAAGCGAGTTCAGCAATTCTTCATGGAAATGGCAGAAAAGATTGATTTATATTCCGTAGTTTATGGTGCGGCACTAGAATTCTGGAAGAACGGAGAGGTATTCCCGTATGCCGAGCTAGATGATGGCACGGGCACTTGGAATAGGATTTCGATTCTTAATCCCGATTATATTCACGTGAAGAAATCCGTGATTGGGGATCAGACTATGATCTCTCTCCGTCCGGATGCAACACTGCAGAGGATTGTAAACTCAACTGCCCCGTCAGATGTTGCCATGAGAAAGTACATTCCAAAGCATATCATGCAACATGTCCGCCGTGGGCAGAATATTCCATTAGATGATTTCAATGTATCTCACCTAAAGCTGCTTAGCTCTCCGTATGATGTGCGCGGTACGTCCATAATAGTGTCTGTATATAAAGACCTTATGCATTACGACAAACTAAGGGAGTGTAAGTTCGCTCAGGCTGACGGCATGGTGAATCCACTAACACTTGTAAAGCTCGGAGGGGAGGGAGAGTACAGGCCCACGCAGGCGGACATAGAGGCGTTCAAAAATGTCCTAGAAGAAGCCCAGTACGATAAGGATTTTAAAATTGTAACCCACGGCGGCGTAACCATTGAGCGCGTGGGGTTTTCAGGGCAAACTCTTGATATTGCCGGAGATATAGAGCTTATTACAAATAATCTATATGCAGGACTTATGACGCCGAAGGCTTTGATAGATCAGGAATCTGCATCGTATGCAAGCTCATCCGTTGGATTGGAGGTTTTGCGTCAGAGATATGATATATTTAGAAACATGATGAAGAAATGGCTGGAGAGAAAGGTTTTTGCTCCAATCTGTGAAATTCAAGATTTTTTTGAATATGAAGATGGAGAAAAGAAGCTTCAAGTTCCGTCAATTGATTTTAATCATATGAATTTATATGATATGGCTGATTATATACAACAAATTGGACAATTCGTTGGAAACAAGCAGGTTTCGCTGCAAACGCTACATAGAAGCCTCGGCCTCTCGTATGAGGAAGAGAGAAAAAGATTAAGAGAAGAAGTAATAGACGAGGCGGTGTTTACAAAGGAGCAGCAGATTCTTGGCGGAATGAGGCTTTCTGAGTTGTTAAATATTGATCCAGAAAAAAGCATCCCAGAGCCGACTGACATGGAGTCCGCCGGCGGCGCCGGCGGTGATCTTCCCGGGGTGCCTCCTGGCGGCGGCCCAGTGCCAGATATGGGCGGCCCACCAGACATGGGCGGTGGCCTTCCTGAGATGTAGGCCTGACATACTAATAATGCGAGTTACATCGAGGAGAAACCATGTTGAGTTACATAAAAAAAGAGGCGCAAACAGACCCGCCAACGCCCACTTCGGATGTAGAGACTTCGGATGTAGAGGCGGAGTTTAGCGAGAGTGCCATCAGCGCTCTGGACGAGCGGCTTGCAATTGCGTCAAGGAGCATTGCGGATGGAATTTCAGATGGAAATTCTGAGTTTTCTTCTGGGATTGGGTTTAGATTCCGAGGCCTTTTTGATATGTTAGCGCACGGGATAGATAAGCAGGACAATATAGAGGGTGCTTTTCGGCTATCATTCGGAAGGCTTAACGCGTCAATTTCAAAGGTTAAGTCCAAGCTTCTGCCATTTACACGGGTTGTTTCGGAGATAAGTAAAATAAAAAATGCAGATGAAAAAACTAAAATTCTAAACCGTCTTCTTCCTGGGTTTGGAAGCATAGAAGAGCTTGAGCCGGGAGATAATGAAACAAAAATTCTTGAAGATGAATATTATGCGAGTAGCGATAGGATCGCCTTTTTCAAGAGTAGAGTCATTCCTATATTTAATCAAAAATGGTCCACTGTTACTGGCGTTTCAGGCGACGGTATGAGCCGAGAGTTGTATTCTGCAATAATCGGATGGGCAACGCTCGGAGAGGCAATGGCGAAAATGGGGAGCTCAGCCCCATCTTCGATCTCCCCCGGCGAGATTGAAAAACCACGCCAGATAGGTAATGATGCTTCCGCGCCAGTCGCCGGAGACACGTCCGCACTCGCTGGGGCTGTAATTATTAAAATTTACCCCGATCCGGTGAGTTCATATGCGGCATTATTAATGTCCGGAGGAGTGGATATTGATACTGATGCTCTTTCCGCGGGGGACCCGCTGGCTGTGGTTATTGAAATTAGAGTTTCTGATGTTGTTGCGGGAAACGCCCTTGAGGCTCAAGATGTTTTTTATGAATTCATTCGAAGTAATACGGTTACGATAAATGAGACAGTATTAAGGTCTACTTCCACAAATATTGAGAGATTATTTACTGCGTCCACCAGCATATCCCCGGACGAAACACTTTTGCTTAGGATTGCGATTGATGTTATGTCGCTAAAGGATACGATGCCGCCGGCCGGAGGGACTGCCCTATTAAAGGTAAGAACAGAAGGCGGACAGAGAAATGTTTTGGCGAAAAACCTTTTATATGAAAAATTAATAAAACTATCTTCTGGGTCTGCAACCACTCCGTTATATGAGACAATTGGAAGTGACGGGAAGGCCGTAACGTTTACTGCCGCACAGCTTGTCGCTGGCGGCGGCAAGATTAGAGGAGCAGGTGGAAAGCCTTTTCGGCCAAAAAAGTGGAAAGGAAGAAGCCTGGCAGATAGAGTTATGTCGAAAGGGTTTGGGCGAAAGAAATGAGAAAAATATCTTACAGATCTTCTCCTGCAATCAAGGTTGTAAAAAAAGAAAAGGGATGCCTAATTACGCCTCATCGAGCAGAAGAGGGGATGTCAGGAGATATGGATGGCGACGGAGGCGTAGGTGTCGGAAGAGGGTTTGTATCTCCGGGAGAGAGTACCCTGCCTCCGACGTTTAAGGCGGATGAGCTAGAGTTTCCACTCTTTGATATGAAGCCGACCAGAAGAAGCAGGATGAATTATGAAGATCTAATTGGCATACTGACGGATATGGCAGATGATTTAGACGATAGCTTTTTCAAAAAAGACTCAAGATTAGTTGACTTTGCGGAGCTTGTAATAAGAAAGGTTTCAGAACAGAGTAATTTAGATTATTCAAATTTATTTAAAGATGCACTAGTGAGGCTCGCGAAGTCAGATATAATTGGGGCTAATCAGGTTATTCTAGCGGCAGTCAGAACTTATAGTCGCTCTATGGTTATAGAGTATCGCGCAAGCGGAGACCAGAAGGCCGCAGAGAGGGTCGCATATCAAAGGGCGATTGGGAAAATAAATGAGGCGCTCGAAGTTGGCCCGATAGAAAAAAGTGCTCAATTATTAGAATCAGACCCCGTGTATGTCTCCGAAGAGCTCTACAAGATAATGAAAATAATGATCAGTAGGATCTCTTTTGCAAAGAGACAGGGCTCATATTCGAGCCTGTCAAAGCACTTGGAGGAGTTTAATACACTCGAGATTTCAAATAAAAATACGCCAGGGGGTGCGGCGATCGGCGCAGCTCTCGGGTTGGTGAAGAATGTTTTAAATGGAAGAGATCCATATTTTATAAATATAGTTTTAAGAGAATTAATAAAAAGACTTTAGAATGCCTGGAGGGCAAAGTGAGAAAAGTAGCATACCCAGTTATAGACTTTCATGATCAATCATTTGACGATGAGGTCACTGGAATAGCACAAGGAACAAGCGGGTATGACTCGTTGTCTATGACGGGAGGAAGGCATGAATCAGCCGGAGTGTCAGGTGGCGACGAGCTCAACCCAAGCACTCCTCAGACTTATTCCGGAGGAATGTCTATGCGTGTAGACGAAAATACAGAAGATTTAGAGGAGTTTATAAGTTTAAGTGATGATATGGCCGATATAATCGAGGAGGGGTCGGTACTCTCCGTTGGAGAGCAAGTAAGCAAGAGCAAGAAGCTTGCATCGAAAAAATTTGGAATTACAATCCTTTCTAATACGGCAGTGAGCACAAAAGAGGCAAAAGCTTATCGCGGTGATATTAGATTTATAAATTTTAATACCAAATTTGATGGATTTCTTATAGCGAACAAGTTCAAGAGCGAAAAGGATCTCAAGTCAGCCCTGAGAAATGTACACTCCCAATTGTCCAGCGGATCGTTCGGGGTTGTTAATAGCAAGAATGCATCACTTTTAGATTCGGTTGGATTCAAAATAATAAAGAGCGCAGGAACCCGATCCTTGGTGAAAAAAGAAGATAGAGATCCGCAAACTATTGCTCGAGTAATTACTAGCAACGGGACAAGCGTTGGCTTTTTGTGCAAAACCCTTGTTTCTGCCAAGGAGCAGGCCGTCGGGCTTCAGTCGTATAGAGCGCTGGGAAGTAATTCTGGATTGTTATTTAAGTATGATAATCCATCGGATGTAACATACCACATGGGAACGGTCGGATTTCCGATAGACATCCTATTTATCGACGAGGACGACCGGGTAGTAAAGATTTCAAAAAATATTCAACCAGGATCTTTGGATTTGTTTTCATGCCCAAGAGTAAAGACTGTTCTTGAGATAAATGGCGGAGTATCATCTGAGGCTGGGTTCTCTCCAGGTGACTCTGTATTTCTTAACTCTGCGCTGTCTGCGCCCGAGACGATTGCATACAGGGTTGCTGAGCGTCAGGGGCTTGGGACTATTATGGTTAAAGAATCCGAATCAGCTGGGTCTATAGTAAAGATGGGGTCTGGCAACCTTGTTTCTATAAATAAAAAATCAAACAACATGGACATATATAAGCTAATGACCCCAGCATCTGCCCCAAAGGTTGCGGTGGCTATATTTGATATAGATAAGGAGTTGTCGTCGCCTAGCTCTACAGTAAGAATGTTTCCAAGAAATCCGGTAGGAATAGACGATGAATCTGTATTTTTAGATATAGATAATAATGCTTTCGCTGGAAGCAAGGGGGAAGGTTACGGGTATCGAATTTCCACGTCAGCGGCAATACGACAAGGATTCTGGGAGCTGTCCGGAAAAAACATGGCCATAGCGGTCGGCAGAGGAAAGAGTTTAGATAACTTTTTAAGCTCATCCCCAATTATAAATAAGATCGGCAAGGCATTGGATCGCGGCGAGCGAGTTGTTATCGCAACATCTGTTTTGGATGTAGATAAAAATGCTTTATCTTCAATGATTCACGCAAAGGTAAAAACAGAACTACCCACTTTGAGTCAAAAGAGCATAGTGGAGGTAATGATGATTCCTTCTGGGTTCACTGATGATCATATAGTTTCAGCTGCAAGTCAGAAGTATTTAACAAAAAATATAAAATTTAATTCATTATCCAAGAGGGCTGGAGTTCCGGTTCCAAATACAACCAAGGCCCGGGCTAGAGACGCGGATAAGTTTTTTGAAAAAGCAGAAAAACTATGTGTAGAGATATCAGAAAATCTAGGTAAAAATCTTTCTGAATATGAAAAGGTTCAGGGGAATGATTCGTTGATTGCAAATAGCAAGGGCCAATATAATCAGTCTACGAAGAGGGTTTCTAGGAAAGTAAAAAAGATGCTAATCGATCTTAGAGATGGAATAAAGGTTATGAATGAGATCAAGGATATTTCTACTACTTCTGAAATTGTACATAACCTAGCCGGATCATCAAAATTATTTTCCGATAGCGTAAAGAATGTATTTTCTCTAATCGACAAAATAAGCACACCCACATTTATTCCTGAGCTTTCTGATGCAACCGCTTCGTCTGAAAAAATCGGAGAAGATTTGAAAATGACAATTGAAAGAATGAGAAAATATATAAACTCAAATATTTTGGGTGTTTTGATTCTTTCGGAGTAAAATAGGCAAATGTTTATTAAGTTTGGCGACAAAACAAAGAAGCTTTTTGTAAAAAATAGCAAGAAGAAAGAAGAAAAAAGAGAGGACGGGGTTGTATATATGGACGCCGACTCCGATGATCGCCGAATCAAGGCGCTCAAAGATCAGATTTCTGATGAATCTGAAACAAAAAAGACTGAAGATGAAAAATAGCAGAAGTAATGTATAAAAAAACTACACAAATTGATTTTGTGACTAATATTCATTACTAAAATATACTGCGAGCCTCAATATTGAGGTTTTTGACCGTAGAGTCTGTAATGGTTTGGATTTATTAAATGATTAAGAAAGTTAGCTATTCGTCCGGGACTGTGATTAAGTCCGTTTCTACCAAAGAAATTTTGGCAAATAAAGTTTTGGTAGACCGCATGACAAAGCTTGCAAATGATATAAGATCTATTGCTCCCAAGTCGGACGATTTTCTATACTTTTCAATTATATTCTTAAAGGCTGCTGAGTCGGCGATTCTCGGAGAGAACGGGCTTCCAAAGAAGCTCGCAAGCGGAGAGGATGCTTGGGGCTTTTATGATGAAGATTGGAAGTGGCATGGAAACGTGGATCCGCATAAAAATAATAATGGCGATCTATTTCCAGAGAGCGAACTAAAGAAGGCAACCACTAAGTGGGTTGGAATGCCGCTATGTCGTGATCACGAATCAAGCTCTGTGGACGGAATTCGTGGAATTATTTTGGATACTCACTACGACGAAAAGTTCAAGCAAGTTGTTGGCCTGTGTGCCTTAGACAAGGTCAATTACCCAGACCTGGCAAGAAAGGTAGAGACTGGCATGGTTCGGTACGGGTCCATGGGCACCGCCGTCGAGACGTCGATATGCACTGACTGTGGGAATCGAGCACAAGTTCAGAGTGATTACTGCCCGCACGTTACGAATCACACTGCCTACGGAGAGGTGAATGTCGGATTAAAGCCGATTGAATATAGCCTTGTAGTAACTCCGGCCGAGCCGGGAGCAGTACTGCTAAAGGTGGTTGCCTCACTAAGAGACTATAGAAATGAGTTTATATCCCATGGCGTTGAAGATGTTGACGCGATGCTTGGGAGGCTATCTGTCCAACAGGCCGAGCATTTGAATGGAATAATGAAGACTGCGTGTGGTCCTGACGGATGCTCGCTAACCAGAAGAGAGAGCATTGTAAAAAGCTTTCTTGGGAATAATGGCCTAGTGAAGGAGGCGGAAGAGCCTTCTGCGGTTGCTCTTGAAGTTGCAGAGCAGACTTCTAATCTGTCATCATCCGAGATTGCAGATGCCTCAAAGATATCAGCAATTGTAAGGACCATAGAGGAGTATGGAAATTCCGACTCCCCAGAGGTTAAAGCTGCAATCGATAAGCTAAAAAATATTTTAAACACAAACCTTCCAGAGACTTCTCTGGCAGAGAATACAACTGTGTCCGGTGAGCCGGCCGCATTGCCAACTCCAGATCTTCCGACGCCAACCATGTTTGGCAGCGACACTGGAGAGGCGCCAGATTTTGAAAACGACGCAGGAGGGGTTATTCCAGTCCCACCTCCTGGGTTGAGTGAACCGTCAGTCGCATTCGCGAGTGATAATAACGGGCTTGGAGATTATGTAGATGACATTTCAATAAATTCAATAATGGAGGAAATTATGAACGAGTCAAGATTACGCAAGAGAGCAGAGATGCGTCGTCGTGTTGCTTATCACCAAGGCGGCGCGGACGGTGTAGAGCCAACCGGAACCTACAAGGATGAGGGTGCGGCACAGAAAAGCATTAGAGACAACCAGGACAAGCAAATGCAGCAGACTGGCAGCATGGGTGGGGCAGATGGTATGCACCCCGGTGACGCAGAGGTTAAGGGCAAGCTTAGTCGTGCGGCATATACTGGCCCAGGACTAAAGACAAAGCTTTCCGTGAAAAAGGCTTCGGATGGAAGCGTTGATCGCGAGAATTCTGAGTTTAGCGTATTTTCTGGCGATGATAATGTAATTACAGCAACTGCTGGAGAGATATTTGGCGAAGAGCTTGATGGCCAGTGGAAGTGGCTTGCAAGTAGAGAGTATGGTCAAGAAGTCTGTAAGCAAATTCGCGCCAGCGGCCTCGAGCATGTGCGCGGCCTCCTTAAGGGTGCGCAGGATGTTGGTGCGGCTCCGATGCCAGAGCTTCCGCCGATGGGCGCAGAGCTTGCTGAAGCTCCATCGATGGAGGCCGGCGGAATGCCGGAGCTTCCACCTATGGACGAGGCCCCTATGGAAGAGTCACTCGCAGAAGAAGAGGTCCCTCCAGGTGAGGCTATTGATAATAGGCTTGCCGAAATGGAAGGCCTAATCTCAGAGGTTCGTGACCTTGCAGACCAACTGGCCGACGATCGTGTTGCCGATGTTGACGTAAACATCATGCCCGGAGGAGACGCCGGCGGAGACGCAGAGGAGACGCTTTCTTTGGCTGCTGAAATTGTGCGCCAACTCAAGACGGCGCATAGTCAGCTCGACGAGTCTGCTGATGAAATATCGATGGTCGCCGAGACTTATGACAACCTGTCTAAGTTGTCTGCTGAACAGCGCGGTCACTTTACTAAGCTCGCATCCGCGGCCGTAAAAGATTGCGACGAGGTAACCGGTGAGGCCAAGGCTCTTATCAGAGTTGCGAGAGCAATGACAAAGACCGCAGAACCATGCGCAGGAGAAGAAATCGGATATGTAGAAGATCCCCTTAATTGCGCAGAAGATCCCCTTAATTGCGTAGAAGACCCACTGGATGAGTCCATGGTTAATGACGTTCTTGAGTCAGATCTTCCGGTACCTATCGAGACCGAAGCCTCTAGCGAGGTTGATGCTCTGGTAAAGGATGCAATGAGTCTTCGTCGTCAGCGTCGTGAGGGCATTCTTAGAAATGCCGATCGTAAAGTGCTAGAGGCTCGTGCCGCACGTAGAGCGGACCTTCTCAGGTCGGCCACTGCCGAGGCTCCCGTCTCGACGGTTGCCACGGAAGCAATAGAGGCTTCAGTAGAGGTCTCTGCTTCTGCTGCCGATGCTACTAAAGAAGCTTCTGGGTCGGATTCTGCGTCAGTAATTAAAGCAAAACTAAGCGAAAGCTTTGCCGAGAAGAAGGCAGATGAAGGCAGAGAGGAATACCGAGTAATGCTTAGAAGGGCCTATGATGTAGGCATGGAAATGCAGCGCAAGGGCCTTCTTCCCATGTCAAAGGTTGCCTTGGACAATCAAGTGGATGAGATTATGTCATTTGACGGAAAGGCATTTGAAGCCTTTAAGCGAAGCATTGCTAATGCACGAGCAGTTCACACTACAAAGATTGCTTCAGATCTTGGTGGTGTAAATGTTGGAGTTGAAACTGATGCCGCCCCATCCGAGGGTCGAATGACCGCAACCTCCCTTTCTTCGCTCTGGGAGTAACCCATGATCAGTCTGAAAAGAAATGGAAATTCCATCCTCGGTGAGTTTATAAGGCTCACCGAGGCTCCTGGACTCCGGAAAGAGGCAATTGCAAAGGCAGAAAGTGATTTCGCTTCTGACTCTGATTCCGAATCTGTATTAGACAATCTCGCAGCAGAAGTAGAAGAAAAGGCCGAAGACTTTCTCGTAGACCAGAACGCCCCAGCCGCCGACCCGGTGGCAGCGGCAATTGACAAGGAAGTCGAAGCCTTTGCAAGTAGAGACATGCAGATTATGACGGGCCTTGGGAAGATTGCCGCAAGTCTTCGCCTTAAGGGCGAGGGGTTTGCTGCAGATATGGTTGAGGCAACCGCAATTAGTATTAGCGATGATATTAAGAAGGAAGCAGCAGAGAGAGGCTCGTTGGTCGGTAATCTGGAAAAACTCGCAGGAGATTTTGATAGAGACGGAGATACTTTCGCAGGAGACATGGTAAGGGCTACAATTTCTAACATTGTTAGCAACTAAAAGTTTTTACTAATAGTAAGATAAGGGGAGGGAGGTAAAAATCCCTCCTCTTTTTGTTTATTATTTTATGGAGTAAATGGTTTGTTAAAGCTTATTCATGCAGGTAATGCAATGCCGATGAGTTTGGCAGTTGATCCAACCGCTGAATTTGAGCCGGGAATGTTTGCTCAGCTCGGGCTAATAGGGAACGATTCTGTTGCTAGTGTTAGTGATGGTACGGCCCCTCTTGGAATTATAGATGACGTTAGAACTACGGCATTTACAAAAACCCAAATTGATGAAATAGTAATTGTAAGTGTGGCTTCGTCTGAAATAAACTCAGATGGGAAAAGAGTGTCAACAGAAGACCTGACTGGGGTGCTGGAGTTCCCAAACTTAATCGAGAGCAGCTTTACTTCAACATTGTCAGTTATTTTAAATAATGTAAATGGCGTAGTTACCGTGCCCGCCGGTACTGAATTAAATTATGATTCAAGCGGCGACGGACAGAATGATAGCTTTAGGATGATAACCAATTATATTTATCGAGTCGCAGGACGCCCTGGCGACGACACTACGATTGGAACCGGAAGAATAACGATTCATTATCAACGTGGAATTTATGCCACAGACCAATTTGACACCACTCAAATGTATCCATTGAATGCAACACTATATGTTGGATTGGATGGGAAATTAACATCAAAACAGCCAACTGCGAATCACCCAGGAGTCGCATTGTGTACCGGGCCCCCAAGTGCAGCTATTGGCACTTTGGAGTTTATGCTTTTATAAGCAAATAAAGTTAGTTATTAAAACTACTAATTTATTCTAATATTATGATATTTAACGGAGATTTGAATATGTCTAGGACATGGAGCAAAGAAGATCGCGCTCACTATAACGATAGTGAGGTAATGCGAGAGATGGAGAAGGCGGTAATCTCCAATATTCATAGGCTAGAGATCCTACAGAAAAAGATGGCGGAAAATAAAGAGCTTTCAGATATTAAGTCTGGAGCCGATGAGGCTGCCAAGTCTGCAGACTTGGCTGCCAAGTCTGTTTCTGAGCTTGGGAATGAAATTGGCAAGCTTAATTTGGCAGAAGATGCCGAAGAGGACTTCGAAGAGATCTCTGAAGAAGAATCAGAAGATACCAAAGAGGCTGTAATAAAAGATCTTCGCGGAATGATCAAGAAAGCTATAGATAGCGGAGACGTCATTCTGGCTTACAAGATTGAAAGAACAATTGATGAAATCCTGGAGGGATAGTAATGATAAATAGTTCTGAAAAATCTGATGTATTTAATAATTTCATTGCCTCCATGGAGAAGTTTGCATCTCGCCGTGAAATAAAAAAAGAAGCCGGGAGATTAGCCACAATCGATGAGCTTGCCGAGGTCCTAAGGGGTACTGATCGCGTAACTCCATCTCCTAGGGCTACAATTACTGTG